GATCGACCGCCCAATCAAGCGGTGCGGCATCAGGATCGGGCTGATCACCGCAAAGGGGATGTAATCGATGATGTCGTTCTCAAGGACATGCTCTCCGCCGTCCCCTATAGAAAGCACGCGGCGAAGTTCGGCAACGCCGTCCTCGTCAAAGTCTACTTTAATGATGCTTTCATATACCGGCACCTCACGCTGCGACGGATCGGCGTGATTGTAATCGTTCTGCGCATCAAGGTCTTCAAAGCGCTTGCGGCGCTCCATATCGACCTCTAACTCACCAACGCCCGCGTAAGTCTCAATTTCGTCTTGGTCGTAGCCCATAGAGACCAGCTCGGAGACGGTCATCGTGGTGCGGTGGCAGATGAACCGGCTTTCTTCGAGACTCTTGGCCCTGCGGCTAACAAGGAACTCCTCCGGCGGGACGTTCTCACAGCGGATGCGACCAGATTTGGTCTTGGTCCGGAGCGTGACATCATAATTCAGCACCTCCTCAATCCCCAACTCAGGATCGCCGGCCATCAGCACGCTGGTGTCTTGCTCAACAACCTCAACGTCGGGGTTTGCCAGTAGGAGCGCCAGTTCGCTTTCGTCCAGCCCCTCATAGCTCTGCTGCTTGATCTCGTCCGTCTCGTCCCACGCGACCTTGATCACGCCGACTTTAAAGAGGAGCGAATCCTTGATAAAATTGTAAAGGATACGGTAGTAATCGTTATCGTTTTGCAGAACAAAGTTAACATAATCAGTGGCTTGCTCTGCCTTCTCAACGTCCTCTTCGGTACGCGGGGCAAAGCGGACAACCTTATCGGTGCCTGTAAAAATGCGCATCATTGAGGGCATGATCTGCTCGACCACATCCGCGACCTCTGTGCTTACGACGCTGGACCTACCTTCGACCTCGTTGCCGAAAGGGCGCCCCAAATAATAGTCGAGCGCATCTACACGGTCCTGCGTGTACTCCGTATCAAAATGGTTCAGGCTTTCAGTGATCTCGCGTGAGATCACAGAGCCGAGAGCGTCATTATCCATCATTACTTTTTGCTCCCAGACCGAGACTTTTTGTAGATGTCAGAGTCTGCTTTTCGGGCGCCACCCTTGCCTGAAACATATGAATTTACGCGTCCCATTGCCCAAGCGGACATCGGCACGTTGCGGCTCCCCCCGCCAAGATAAGCGCCTTGCCCACGACGATACACCTTCGCCAGCTCTCCATAGCTGAAGCGGGTGCCTTCAGCCTTTTTTCGCAGAGCGGTTTTTGTTTTTTCGCTTAGAGGTTTTGCTTTTGGCATTTTGCGCTGCCCTCGATTTGCTGACTGCCGCTATGTCTATTTTTTCACCGCGCTTGTACGCGGCTGCTGTCTTTCTTAGCTCGGCGGCTTTGGCTGACCTGTTTTTTGACCCCGCCAGATACTTTTTTGGCAGGCCGGTCTTTTTGTCCTTTGGGACTGACTTGAACCGTCTCGGCATCGCAACCACCAGCTTCCTTGCAGCGCTTAGGCGTCACACAGCCACCGCAGAGGGAGAACTGCGGGGCTGTGCTGACCTTTGGCCTGCGTAAATGTCGAACCAGAATCACGAGCAGTATTTGCCCTTTTTGACATTGCCCGCACGCTTTGAAGACTTCTTGCCCTTCATGTACATCACTTCACCTTTTTCTTTTTGACGGTTTTCGGAGCGGCTTTTGCCGCCTTCTTCACAACCGGCGCCTTCTTCAGCACCGGCTGATAAGACACAACCTCGTTTCCAGATACACATCGGCCACGCAGGGTGCATTTAGCCGGATAGATACAGGGAGCGCATAACTGCATGATCACCACTTCACTTTGTTTGCCCAGAAGGCCGCACTCATCTTGCCTTTGGCGATGTTCTTCGCGTGCCTTGCTTTGAAGCTGCGGCGGCGGGCCTTTTGCGCAGCAGTCTTCGGGCTTTTGCCGGCGCCCATGACGCCCTGCTGCCCAAACCGGATGGTCTTTACCTTGTCGCCCTCTTTCGCCACTACGACGTGGCTTTTAGTCGGATGGCTCGGTGTGCGTTTCGGTTTGTTGAAACCGCTCACGCCCGCCCGCTCCAATCTGGGGTCTTTAGGCATCGACCTGTATCTCCTGAATTTCGGTGCTTTTACAGAACGCCTCGAAATCTTCAGCGGACCAGCCATCCTCAAGCGCTGAGTGCGCTGCCGCCCGCAAGCAGGCATAGACCGCAGACTCCATGCTGATATCGGCGGTTACCAACAAGCCGTTGATCTGGGTGGTCAGAAACGCAGTGATCATCGCGATCTCGTCTTCGTTCAAGTCCAGCCGGACCTCAACATCAATCTCACGATTGGGAAACTCGACCACGTTATCCGTCACACAATCCAACCTGTCTGCGGCTTAATCGTGCCGCTGTTATTCCATCGAGACATATGGCCCATCGCTGTGGCGCCCTCATATGCAAACGTCAGGACAAAGCTATCCGCAACATCGGGGCTTCTCTGTCCGCGCCGCTTCATCTCGTCTTTGCTTTCGACCTTCAGCTTGCCGGTAGACTGATATTTGTACCGGATCGACGTGATCTCGGAGATCAGCGTCTCGTCATTCGGCACCTTGCAATCACGCGCCTCGAACCACTCGCGCGCCTTCCAGAACAGCTCATCACGCAGCCGCGTGTACTTGTCCTTCAGGCTCGGAGACTCCGATACCGCCACACTTACCGCCGGCAGCCCCAGCTCGGACAACCGATCCGCTAAACCGCCGCCAACGCCAATCGAATCAATAAATATGCTTTGAGGCCGGAGTGAATAGGGAGTCGCCTCGTACTCCATCATCAAAATACCGGCCAGCGTCATCAGGTCTTTGCCCTGCCACGTTTTGGCCTTCTCCAGCACCACCTGACCCTGCCGCTTTAGGAGCGCCGATCTGTCACCACCGAAGCGGCTAACGTCCACGCCCCAGACAACCGGCGTCGTAGGCGAGGCCTCAATATCGCGCTTCACCGCATCCTCTACGAGGTGCAGAGGAACCAGAACGTCGTCCGATTGCGTAGGGAACTCGCCAGCAACACGGACCCTGTAGGTATTGGACTCCTCGCCGTACTTCTCAGCCATATCCTCGACAAACTTAGGATCGACCGTGTCGGAGTCCGCACAAGACACCTTCATGCAGCGCCACTGCTCTCGATTGCTATGGAAAGCATCGAAAAAGAAGCCCTCTGCACGAGTAGGGTTGCCAGTCAAGACAGTCTTGGCACCTTTTGTAGACATAGCGCCTTCACCAACCTGAAAGACCACATCCGGCACACCGGACGCCTCGTCTACCAAGATCAGCATATTCTCTGAGTGGAAGCCCTGAAGCGCCTCCGGATTCTCTCGCCGGCTTGTACGAAACGCACAAAAGCTATCAGAGCTGCCCACCAAGCTGATCTTGTCAGCCTTGAAGTCGAGCTGCTTCTTAAAGCCTTCATTCATCTTGCGCGCCCACTTGTCAACCTCAGTCCACAAGACATCATTCAACTGATGCGCCGTGTTTGCCGTCGCCACAATCTTCGTCGGATACCGCGTCAACAACCACCAAAGGATCAGCCAGCTCAGAAACGCCGTCTTGCCAATGCCGTGACCGCTGCGGATGCAGACCCGATCTTCCGCCGCAATCGCCCTCAGAGCCTCCGCCTGCCACTCCTGCGGCTCTGCACCAATCACATGGCGCACAAATAGCTCAGGATCGTTCCTAAGCGCTAACAGCGTGTCTTTTAGGTCAGTCAAAGCCCGCCCCAATCCCAGCGCGCTTCTGGGAGATCGCGCGCCTGCCTTTCCGGCTATAGACCTTCCCGCTCCGTACAACGCGAGGCCTATAACGCGGCGTCCTTACAGAACGCGCCGGAAAATTTTTCATGGCGGGACTCCATTCGTCTCCCAGCAACGAAGGGGGGGTCAGCGCCGGATTATGGATACAAGCAGCAAAGCGATGATGATCGCCTCGCCGATTGTGATCGGAAAGGTGGTTATCATATGACCTCTCGGGTGCGGAGGATGGGGTTGTGCAAGACCTGCCCCGCCCGCGATCTCAAGGGGGGGGATCACCAGCACACGTCACTCAGGTTTGGCGACACACTGGCGATACATCCCGCTAACCCGCAGGAACCCTACGCTTTCGTCAGGCTACGGACCTGAAACTACTGGATCGTCGGCTTCTTCGCCGCCTCACGCGCGCGTACTGGTAAACGTTGTGCGATAGTACCCTCACCACTCTCTTCGCTTACCTTGCCCTGTACAGCCCTCAGCGCGTCCACATAGCTACTCTCTGCGCTATGCTCATGCTGTATCCGATCACCGAAGCCTTTCGGCGCCATCCGTGCTGCGCTCCACTTCAAGCCATCGATAGCTGCTCTCAGCATTGCGCTATCCTTATACTTCCCCTGCAAGCCAGCCAGACTGATCTCAGCCACCAGCTCACCATAGTAATTCCCGCGCTCTTCCTTTGCCTTCTCGTACTGTGCAGCGAACTCTGGATCGTTCTCAGCCCACTTGATGATCGTCTGCGTTGACGGCATGCCTTCAGCCTTACAAGCCTGTGCAGCGCTGCGTCCGTTGCGGATTGCCTCTAAAAAGCGTCCGACGATCTCAGGAGTCTTTTTGCTTGGATATGCCATTGAACGTTTGTCCGCTTTCCTCGTGTACTGCGTCCTGTCCTGTGAAGTCCTGCCACCGCTTTACGATGACATCGACGTACTTCTCATCAAGCTCTGCTAGATAAGCGTTGCGCCCGCTCTTCTCCGCAGCAATCAGCGTGGAACCAGAGCCACCGAAGACATCAAGCACGATGTCGGCGCCTTTAGTGTTGTTCAGTATCTGGTACTCGATCAGGTCCACCGGCTTCATAGTCGGATGCACATCGTTACGCTTAGGCCGGTCAAAGCGCAGGATAGTCGTCTGCTTACGATCTGACGCCCATAGATGTGCTGCGCCCTTCTTCCATCCGTAAAGACACGGCTCGTGCTTCCAGTGATAGTCCTGCCGGCCCATCACCATCACATCTTTGTCCCAGATCAGGCACTGCCTGACCTCCCAATCGACATCAAAGCAAGCACCTCTGAAGTTGTAGCCTTCGGAGTCAGCGTGCCAGATATAGAACACTGCACCCTGCTTCATGACTGTATCCGCAGTGGCGAAGCTGTCGCATAGGAACTGGCGGAAGCCAGTGTCACTCATCACGTCGTTCTGTATCTTCAGTGCGTCTTTGGTCTTGCCGGTGTAATCCACGTTATATGGCGGATCGGTGAGGAACATATCGGCAAGCTGACCGTTCATCAGCTTCTCTACATCCGTCTGCACCGTTGCATCGCCGCAGATCACCCGATGCCGCCCCAGCACCCATACATCGCCTGTAGCGGTAACAGGTATCGTCGGCAGCTCCGGAGCGTCATCCGCGTCCGTCAGGCCGTCCTCAACCTTATTAGCCTCTGCAAGCAGGCTGTTGATCTCATCTTCACCGAAGCCGGTCAGGTCCAAATTGAACCCTTCGCCCAACAGCTCCTCGACCTCAATAGCCAGCAGCTCCTGATCCCAGCCGGCATTGAGAGCCAGCTTGTTGTCAGCAATCACATAAGCACGCTTTTGCGCGTCGGTCAGATGCCCCAGCGTAATGGTCGGCACTCTATCGGCTCCCAGCCGTTGTGCTGCCATCAAGCGTCCGTGTCCCGCAATGATCGTCCCAGACTCATCGATCAGGATCGGATTGGTCCAGCCAAACTCTTTGATGCTTGCTGCTACCTGCGCAACCTGCTCGTCGCTATGCGTGCGGCTGTTGCGTGCAAAAGGCGTGACCTGAGCGACATTCAGCCACTCAACCTGAATATCATCCACAAAAAAAGCGCCCCTTCGGCGCAAT